TCTTTATTTATCTGTTTAGTTTTAACAAGTCCTGGTGGTATTACAGCAAATCTACATGCTCCGTCCATTTCTATTTCTTGATCTAAAATAGCACATGCGTTTTCTGATTTATGTAATGCACAATTTCCACATTTTACGCCAATGTCTTTGACTTCATTAATAGAACCATTTTCATAACCAACCCATACGCCTTCACCTTTATCTAATGGTCCAATTTTTTGAGCAAGCGAAAGCAAAGCATTAGCCAATTCTTTTTCATCATCACTTAAACTATCATACAAAGTTTTTCCATGCCACTCAGCAGCTTCTTCACGCATAATCTTGGCGAATTTTTCTGGCCCTTCGATTGAGATACCTTGTTTAATGGCTTGATTCTTTCCTTCTTTGCCAGTATAGCATTTTCCTTGATCGCCCCATTTCCAACCGCTTTTACCATTATCGCTACATCTTTTTAGTGGCATAACAATCTCCTGACTATAAGTTTACATAACTTTAAAAAGTATTTTTCCTTAAAATTAGACTTTAAAGCATTAACATCCTTGTGAACCCATTGAATATTGCCTTTAATATAACCTAAATTGCTATCTTTTCTATCAATAGATGCTGTTCCAAGATAATAAATATCCTTACCATTTTTTCTGCATAAATATCTTGAGTGTGTTATTTTTAGTCCTGTATAAATACATCTTTTATTCTGTTTTAAAAAAATTTCCCATGCTTCTTCTTTAGTTATATTAAATTCCATGTTTCTTTTTCTTGCATTTTTTTTAACTAAACCCCAATATCTACCAGATATTTCGCCTACTGTTGAGTTATTATATGCTTTTTTAGACATAAAAATCCCCCAGTATGTTATACACAATACTAGGGGATATTTGTATAAATTAATTATTTCATAGAAACTGATTGATCCTTATCTTTCTTCAAATTAGTAAGTTCATCTTTCCATCCAAATTGCTCAATTGCTGTATGATAGCCATTAGCCCAAGTTCCATCAGCATAAAATTTCTTGGCTGCTTCAAAACCATCACGATAAGCACCAGAACCAGTTGGAATACCAGCACGAACTACAGCATCACGAAAACCTTGGTCGTATGATGGTTTGCTTCGTTCTGTATAAAGTTCGTCCTTCAATAGTCTATTTTCTGTGCTATAAACATCACGCATTAAAAAAAATCTATTTGATTCATTAATAATGATATGACCCATATAAGAACAAACTACAGCTAAAACAAGCGTTGTACATCCAAAAAACTTAGCCATGACTTTCCTCCAAAAAGAAATAGGTTTAACGATCCTTTTAACAGTAAATTGTTTTACTCTTTGATTATGCTCTTGGCAATCCCTAATTACTTCTGGATTATAATTTTTCCAGTTGTGTAAATGACCAAAAACAAAATGACAAGTTTCACATAATGTACATAAGTTGTTTTCAGATAATTCTTTAGATCTATCAATACTAACAGGAATTATGTGATGTACTTGTAAATTACTATTCGTTCCACAAGAAATACATTTAGGATTTTTTTTAAGATATTTATCTCTTACTGTTCGCCACTTTGATGATCGGTCTGATTCAAATATATTAAATAAAAATTTAAGCATCAAAATCTACTTTCTTTTCATAAAAATAATTTCTTCCCATCTCATTAGATTTGTTTTTGATTTTATCTTGGCATTTTTTGCAAACCCTATTTCTAGATGGATCTAAACTATAGAATTGCTTATTGCAAAAACCAAGGCAATTAACCATTTTACCTTTACTAAGTTTTTTCATGGCATTTCCTTATTAAATTTAATCCCATCAATATCATCGTCAAAATGCTTTTTAACTAACTTTCCAGTAAATCCAACTGATTTAAAAAATCCTATTGATTCTTTATCTTCCTCTCTGCATATATGACTTATTTTTTTTCTGTAATCTTTTTTATATATGAAGTTTAAAATTTCTTTTGCGAATCCACTTCTTCTATAATTTTTATCAACACATATTCTTTCAATTAAAACTTCTGAATCTTTAACTTCTAATAAAAAAAATCCAACTATAAGGTCACCCTCTTTGATAACATATGCGTATGTATTTGGCTTTTTAATAAATTTAATGAAATCTGAAGATGCCCATGCATAATATACAACCATCGTTCCAAAATCTTCATCGTCTATAGAACAGGATTTTTTTTCAATGTCTACTACATCCTTTAAGTCTCTTTTGAGCATCAAAGATATTTCGATAGAAGGATTTTTCTTTTTTCTTTTCATAAGAACTTCCAAGGAATAATGTTTATGAAAAATAGAATATTATATTCATGTAAGAAATTATCAAAAGCATTATCAAAATCAATAGATGAATTAAATTCTATATCAAAAAAATTTATTTATACAGACAAAACTTTTAACTTATTAAAATCTATAGTGTCAAGATCTTATGCAAAAGGAGCTATAACAGAATCTGAATTTATTACATTAATTGATATGTTGGGAAAAGATGTGAATGAATTTAATGACAAAGGATATATAGAAAAATCTATTGTTTGGTTTTTTGCTGAGATTATATCTGATCAATTATAGGTAATACCACTTCTTTCTCCCTGAAATATTACTTCCAGCAAGTTACTTTAACTAACAGTTTGCTATAAAATTTTGGCCGAACAGGACATTAACAAAGATTTTGCTTTTTAAGCTTCAGGTCTGAAATAGAGAAGTGGTCACTCAAATTTCAGTAATTAATCCTTGCTAAACAATTTCGTGCCACCCTGTAAGAGTTTGGCTACTCTATGGCAATCCTTGGATGTTAATCCCGGCGATGTGATCAAATATAGGATAAAGAACTGCGGAAGAACCTTATATAGAATTTTTTGACGCAGTTACTTGTAATCACATTCTCTTTTATAGCTGTCAACATTCTCTTTACGCAAAAGAAACATATACCTTGAACAATCATCTTTCAAGATAAAGTCTTTAATTTTTTTCTTGTTCTTAATCGGTCTTTTGTCGTAACCATATACTACTCCATGCAATACATCATATGCTTCTGCATTAGATTTTGCACACAATGCTATACAATAACTTCCATAATTAGATATAGATGCTTTGTATTTATTTTTTTTGTCATGTATAATTAAACGAATTTCATATAATTTTTTCATTTTACTGTCTTCTTAAATAATTTTTTATTATTGGAAGTTTTTTATTATTTAAAAAATCATTTTCAAAATTTTCATATTTAAAACCTATACCAAAAAGCCTTTCAAAAACCATTGATTCATATTTATTATTTGGAAGAATATTTTTAAACTCATCATAAAATATTTTTAATAATTTATTTTCAATTAACATTATTGATCCTATGATGCATTTAAAATTTTTAGGAATAATTTTCCATTTTGTTAATAAAATTTTTTCTTTAATTTTTTCTTCAAGAAGTTCATCGCAACCAGTCCAATCATCAACATAATTATAAACACTTATATTAAAATTTTTATAATCTTTAATATTATCTAATAATTGACAAGAATCATGTATTAATAAATATTGATTTGCATGTACATTTTCATATGCATAAAGAAGTGCTCCTATTTCATAATTTAAATTTATTTTATCTGCAATTATGATGTCATTATCATCAAAATGGTATTTAATAAAACTATTTGAATCTACTATAAAAATTTTTTCATTTTTATTTATAAATTTTTTAATGCTTTCAATACATTTTTTTAATGATGACAAATGACCTTCATTATCTATCTTGCATGGTACAACATACAAAACATCAATCATTTTTTAATTCTTTCCTTTATTTCTGTGCTAGAGATTCCACATGTATAAGGAACATATGCTAAAGAAATATTTTTAATATCTAACCAATCTTGAGTAAAACTCATTTGAGAATAATAATCTTTTTTTGCCCAATCAGAACCAACTACAATTATATCTGGTTTTACTAATAATATTGATAATTTTGAATCGTTTCCACCTATATTTTCTACAACATCATCAACATACTTACATGAAAGTAAAACACTTTTTCTTTCTTCATAATTACAAATTGGCAATCTTTTTTTATAATTAAAAATAAATTCGTCAGTATTTAATGAAACTATAACTTTACCATTTGTTCCAGCTATTTCTTTACATTTTTTTAAAAAATTGCAATGTCCAGAATGAAAAACATCAAATGTTCCACCAGTATAAACTATCATTTTATTTCCTCTAAACTAAACCATTTAGGAATTTCTCTTTTTTTCCAAGCAGCAATATGATTTTTTGCTTTTATATAATAATTTTTGTATCCATCAATCGGATTTTCTTTTTTTAATTCTTCTGGCATAGCTTGAGCAAATTTTGTAAGTCCTTTATTTGGAACTTTACAAGCATATGTTAAACATTCTTTAATAATAGCTTCACACTTATGTTCTTTTTCATAACGATAAGTATACTCTTTACAAAGCTCTAATCCAAGTTCACACAACCAAATAAAATTGTCTATGCTTTCTCCTGCCCAAATAGTGCATGGATGTTTTGCATAAGCTGATTTATAAGGAGTTTTAACTCCAAGTTGATTAAGAACTGTGCAAAGCATTTGAGCACTTTCCAATGGCATCTTGACCACATGTTTATCTACATGCCATTCAGCAGCTTGTTTTGGATTAATATCTAATGCAAATATGTTCATATTTTACTCCTATCTTATTAGTATATACGGATTTAGGGTGTAAATATTTACATGAAAATTATTTTTGATCATATAAATGGTTTTGGAAAAATATCAAATCAAGATTTGATTTATGCAGATGTTTTTGGTTATCCAGAAATAAATGATGATCTTGATGAACTGTTGGAAAATGGATGGTTGCCTTGGAATAATTATTGGTTTCAATCTCGATCTGTAAGATATGATTTATCAAAAATTCAGTTTCATAAAAAAACAAAAAAGAATGCAAAAAAAATTGAGTATCAGTTAGGAAAACCATCTAATGAAGATGTTGATAGAATAGCTAAAGCTTATCAAAACAAAAAAGGATTTATTAGCAAGCATGTTTTTGACAATGATCTTATGTTAGAAAACTCAATTCAATATTTTTACGAATCAAAATTAATAGGATTTGTTTGCTACAAACTATTTAAAAAGTCTTTTATAGGTATTCAATTCGCTTGGGATTATGAAAAACCACAATTATCGTTAGGAAACATAAGTTTCTTTATAGAATCAACTTTAGCAAAAAGGTCTGGGTGTATTTATTATTATGTAATGGGTGGTTATGAAGAGTGTTGTTTATATAAAAGTGAAATTGATGGATTTGAATGGTGGACTGGAAAAGAGTGGTCAAAAGATAAAGAGTTGTATCAAAATTTATGCAAAAGAGATTCGTTAATAGAGATTAAAAATGTCAATTGTGATATATGAACCTAGACAAGAATTAGAAGTAGAAACACCAAAAGGCAGAGGAAGAATTTGGCTAGTTACTGAATATGGTACTGAAATAGAAAAAGTCTTTACTGTAATTCTTAATAATGGCCTAATATGGGAATTTACAAATAAAGATGTCATTGCTACAAAAAATATTACGATGGGGCGATATAATGCTGAACCTTTACCAACAAGTTGAAAAATTTTTTAGCAAATCCGCAGTAGTTATTGTTGATATAGACAATACAATTATTCGTAATGGTATATATCCAATTAAAAAAATGGTTGACTATGTTAATGAATTATCAAAAGAAAATAAAATTTATATAATTACTGGTCGCCCAGAGTCAGATAGAAAAGATACAGAAGAAGCGTTAAAAAAATCTGGCGTTAAATATAATCGTTTAATGATGAATAATATTGGTGGTAGCCCAAAAGATCAAATTGAATCTAAAGTAAAGCATGCTGAGAGTATTAAAGAAAAAGTTCTTTTTGCTATAGATGACAATCCAAAAATGAGAAATGCGTACAGAAAAATAGGAATTAGTTCTAGATCACCTAGAGCTTGATGATTTTGATGGAGTTATTGATTGATAGTAATTTTTTTGTCCATTGTTATATGAAGGATTGACATATATAAAATTAATATTTGGATAAATATAATTTAATTTATTTCTATATAAATATGGATTGTATGATGGTACTGGTGACCATTGCCAATAAGGATTATTCCAATTCCAACTTCCAGAATTCCAATATAGATTATTTGTATTCCAAAAATTTCTTTGGTTATTTCCAAAATATTGTGCATTGCTAAAATTTACGAAAAAAAACAAAAATATAAAAACTGCCAACTTTTTCATTTTATTCTCCTATGCTACTATACTTGCAATATCAAATCTTTTAACTAGAGTATTTAACCCATAATTAGAAATGTACAGATCTCTTATATTTTCCATATCATTTCTATCAAATTCTATCCCTAAATCTTTAGACATTCTTACGGCTGCTATTAACATTATTCTTCTAGCCTTTTTCTGTCTTTTCCTTTTCACTTTCAACCTCCTGCTGCAAAAGTTCTAAATAAAGATCGTTATATGATACAAATTCTTTTGTTTTTTCCAAAACTATTTTTGCATGCTCATCATTTACACAATTAAAAACATATGCATTCTTTTTAAAACTGGTAAAACCAACTTCTGGTTTTCTTTGAAAATATTCACCAATATTATTTTTAATTACGATTTCCATATTGAACCTCCAAATGCGTTTTAGTATTGTATTATACTATTCGTTTAATAAGGAAAAAATTTATGAAAATTTATACAAAAACTGGCGATGATGGCACAACTCTTTTGCCAAAAGTTGGTCGTGTTCCAAAAACTGATCCACATATTCAGCTTCTTGGAAGCGTTGACGAACTTAACGCCTCTATAGGTCTTGTAAATCAAAGATATATTTTAGAACTTAAAGTTCAAAACCTTTATGATTTTATTGTTGAAATACAAAAACATTTATTTGATATAGGTGCTGAAATTGCTACTGGAAAAGAACGAATAACAGAAGACCACATTAAACAGCTTGAACAATCTATTGATGATATGACAAAACATTTAAAGCCATTAAAAAACTTCATTATTCCTTTTAATCATTGTGAAATTCACCTTGCAAGATCTGTTTGTAGAAGAGTTGAAATTGATTTAGTTAAATTAATGGAAGTTCATCAATATCTTAAAAATATTGTTGTATATATTAATAGACTTAGTGATTTTCTTTTTACTCTAGCTAGACTGTTAGGCCCAGAAGAAAAAATTTGGCATGGTTAAATTAATACTTCGCCTGGTACTCTAATTTTACAATCTTTATCTGGAAGTCTTAGCAAATCAGCTTTTACATATACAATGTTATGTGTTTTGCAGTATTCATTAGGGAAAAAGTTTTTTATCCTATTGAGTTGAAATCTTACTGGTGTTCCAATAAATTTAGCAGTTTCTGCTTTAGTGTAATACCAAAAGCTATTACTGTTCCAAAAACTTATATGTGTTGGATCTTGAAATGCCCCTCTTCCATCAGTAGATGGAGTTTGCGTTAAAAACCAACCCATAGGTGCTAAACACCTTTGTGCCTCTTTCATTACATGTATTGGATCTTTTAAATGCTCTAATGCATCGTGTGCCCTAAAAAGTCCAACCTGTCCAGCTTGGAAAGGCCACTCTTTATTAAGATCAGCAATAACATTTGCATTTGCCAAATCAACTGAAACATATCCCTTGGGTGAATTAAAACCACCACAAAGATCAACTTTAAGTAATCCATTAATATCGCACCACTTTTCTACAAGTGCGTATATATATTTGTCATGTATGTTTAATGTTTCTTCTTGTATAAAAGCATTTTTTTCACCATAACATGTATTGTCATCATGTTTATGATATATGTAGAGACATTTATCTATGAGATGAACATTTCCATGAATATATGTTCTAGCAATAATATCTTGATCATCTAGAACATCCATTGTTTCATTATGACCGCCTATTTTTTCATAAAAAGACTTTTTCCATGCACGAACATGGTTTGGAGCAAACCAAATTTTAGAAAATGATGATGGACTTGGATCAAAAGCTATTTGTTCAAAAACATCTACTCCGTTATATTTATATGGTCTTGCTTTCCATCCAAATTTTTCTGAGTATGGAGTACACTTTAAATTTTTATCAACAGCAACACTATTTGAATAACAAAAATCAATGTCTTCAGAACTTTGAAATGCATTATAAAGTTCTTGTAAGCAATCTTGAGTTAGCTCATCATCATGATCAACTTCAACGACAACATGACCTTCTGATGCTAAACATGTTTCTTTTTTAAATAGACCTATTTTCTTGCAAAGAGGATCTTTAGATTGAATAATTTTTGGTTTAAAAGCTAGGCTGTCTTTATCTATATATGCATTACCATTTGGCATCACAATCCACTCGAAATCTTTGAATGTTTGTGCTGCTAATGATTTTGCTAGTCTTGAAAGATGTTGTGAATTATGTGTTGGAGTAAATATACTAAAGTATGGCATTACCATGATCCTTCATCTAGTAAGTTTTCACTTTTTTCTAACTGAAGTCTAATTGCGTTTGGTATAGCTTCATATGGAATAAAAACTAATATTTTATAGTATTCCTCTGTATCAGAACCTTCGTCTACTTTGAACCATGTTTGAATTTTGTTTTTAGTATCTATTAACTTTATGCTTTTGTTTGAAGAATTTTTTGCATTTTTAATACAAGAAATTATGTTATTAATATTAAAATCAAACTTTGATATTTCTTTTTTAACTATATCTTTAATTGACTCTGATTGAGCAACAATTATTCTTCTTTTGTCAGAAGATAAGCATATGTATAATTTTGCTTTTGTTCTACAATCACGACCATCAATCTGATTTATTTCGCCATTATTTAAATAAAATCTTTTTGCCTCAAAGATAATATCTGATTTATTGTCACGACATTTAAATTGTGCAGTTCTTCCGCTTTTATCACAACGAAAGTCAATCATATCATTTTTATCTTCTTCTAATGATACTTTTTTAAATTCGTATCCATACTTTTTATTTAAATATTTGGCTAGTGTATCAGCCAAATCATTTCCCTGCTTAATCCTATCTTTAATTGCTCCCTTATTCACCGTTTAGCATCTCCGTTTTATAGTTTTTTAATTGTTCAACAAAAAATTGTCCTATATCATCTCCACTTACATTTAACTCTTTTCTTTTTTCTATACAATATTCTTGTGCTGTTTTTTCTCCAATTTTTAAAACTCTTTTTGAATTATTTACTGTTGGAGTAATTCTAATTATTGTTGAATTACCTCCATCATTATCCAATGTATAAATTTTTCCAATACTTATTTCTTGATATGGCTCCATTGTGACCATATCTCCATCATGATCTACAATCAATTTCATAAGTTCATATTCATCATATTGTTTTCCAGTTAATTCATTAATTAAGTCAGTTAGTTTTTCAGCAGAAATAATTGCAATACCACCAGATTCAAGCTTCATTCTAGACATTAAATCAATTCTCATTTTTTCTCCTTGTTAAGTTTTCTATTTTATATTCTTTATCTGTCTTTAATATTTAGTCTTTTTCTAAACATGTTGGGCAAAAAAGTCTTGCTGTTGATATGTCGTCTAGTTTTTCATCATAAACAAAATTATGTCCACAATTTAATTGTATATAAAATTTATTAAATGGCATTTTTTTTCTACGAATAACTTCTTTATTACATGTAACTGAAAAATATTTTCTGTGTTCTATAGTAAACACTATTATATAAAATATTAAATC